GAACATAAGTTCCTGTCTTCTTATCGAGGTTTGCAACTAGTGCAAGCGTATCGTTAACACCCGATGTTGCATTAACTGCTGCGACTTCTTTGCGAATTGCAAAAAGTGCATCAATTAAGTTGTTACGACGTGTCAAGTTGTTTGTAAAAGCCTCGTTTGCAATTTCAAGTACTACTCCAGGATTCTGGAATTCGTTAATCGAAACTTCTGTGCTAAGGTCAAGCGATGCCATTGCATCGTTTACTGCTTGTTGTAGTGCGTTTGCCTTACGTAATGTGATCTTCATGTGCCTATATCCTTGTTGTTATGTCATTACTATAACACAAGTACAAACAAGGTCAACCTCTTTTTAAATCTTTCTTACATTAAGTCCGTGTCTGCGGCCGTTTCTTTCTTCGTATTCAAATTCAACTCTATCGCCATGTTTGTAATCACTAGTTTTATCAAAGATTACATCCTTGCGTGTAATGCCAAAATCATCTGGACGCACAACAGCTTTACGTCCTACAAACTTATATATAACACCTTGTTTCATTTTGTCTCCTTAATGTATTTACTCATAAAAATAGGCCCCGCAGGGCCTATTCTTTTTATTTGTACACTTATTAGCTAAAGCTTAGAGCGTTAGTTGTTACACCAACAAGACCTAAGTAATCAGCTGCGTTGCCAAGTGACGAAGCAGTGTTAGTTAGCTCAACATACCCGTAACGAGTCATAAAGCTTACTACTGGTTCGAATGTTGACGGATCAAGCACAACACCAGAGCTCATTAGTGGGATGTATGGGCAATAGAAAGCCGCTGCATCTGATTCACTTGAACCCTTGTAACCAATGATAACATCATCAGATGTTGCATATGTGTTAACATATACTTTCATTGCGTTGTTGATAGTACCAACCATCTTAGTGTTAGTTGGTGCTTCAAATGTACCTTCAGTAGTACGTGCAAATGCGCTAGTAGTAGCACTCTGTAGAAGAGTAAGAACAGTTGGTGAAACCACTGCCCAGTTACCAGCACCGCGACGTGTACGCTGAGCGATAAGGTTCGATACTCTGTTGATTTGAACAGCAAGTGCTGCGTGCTCGTCACCAACGAAAGTAGCTGTACCTGATACTGCTGATTGGTCGTAAGTTTCAATAGCCGAACCTGCTAGGGTACGTAGGCTACGTAGAACTTCTTGGTCAATTTCAGCAGTAATTTCTTGTGCAAGAGCAGCCATAATTTCTGCTTCTACATCGATACCGTGCATTGCTTGAGCATCTTGTGCAGATTCAAAAGTCCAACGTGCTGATAGCTTACGTGATTTAGCTTCAACAGTCTGCTTGAGGATCTGAATACTCATTTTGTTACCAGCAACACCTTCAAGTGCCGCAGTATTTGCAGGACGGCCATTACCTGTGCCGATGTTACCTGAGTAACCTTCTGCAATCTTGAATGGGCTTAGTGCTTCTTCACCAGCAGTGACGTTGCCGCCAACGCCGTCAGTGAAGTTATCACTATAACGTACACGTAGAGTATGAATCTGTGATACCGGACCTGTCATTGGCTGAACACCAACAAGTTCGTTTGCGATAACAGTTGGCATAACACGTCTAATAACCGGTAGAATTACACGGTGTAGTGTTGCGATATTACCAGCAGAAGTAGCACCCGCAGTTGCAGTCTCTGAAAGATACCTACGGGTATTTTCCAATGTTGACGACATTACTGCTTTTTTGTTGCCTGATAGGCCTTCAAGAAGGGCACCCTTGGTCTCCTGCCATCTACTTTCTAATAGTTCTGACATTTTTGATTCTCCTTATTTCAATCCGGCTAGACGACGTATGTCGAGTACATTGTTGTCTGCGTTAGATGTCATTGTTTCTTGTTTACGATTGCCTGTGATTTCTTTGCCTTCGGTTAGAGGTGCCTTCTGCTTCTTTGTTGGCGAGTTACCATCAATTACTGATGGAAGGTACTTGTTGAAAGCAGTGTTTAATCTGCCTGTTTGTACTGACTCTAACAAATCTGTCATAATTTCTCGCTGGCCCTTGCTTAAAGGCCCAACTAGTGTGTTTAGTACTTTTTCTCTGTCTCTAGATTCAACTAGGCGCTTAACTTCGCCGTCTTTTGATTCAGCTAGGCGCTTTGCTTTTGTTGCAAAGGTTCTTGCTTCGGCAAGTTGCTTGTCTTTTGTATCAAGTACTTTCATTAGCTTCTTAGTTTCTGACTTCTCATTTAAGTGACTGCTCAGATACTCGCCTGCAAATGCTTCAAAGATTTTACGACCAAAGTCGTTCTTGCGTGCTACATTGATATCTTCTTTCAATTGTACAATTTCAGAACGTAGTCCTGATTCGACAATTTCAGAAATCGCAGTTGCGCTTCTTTCGATAAAGTTATGTTTAACTTTGGCTAGATGAGATTTTGATTCGCGTACTAGGCGCACCTTTGTCTCAGCTAGGTCGTTCTTGTCTTCTTGGAATTCTGCAAGTTCCTTCGCAAGTTGATCTACAACAAAATCTTCAAGTACTGCAAACTTAGTTGCGGTAGCTTTTTGATCGTTGTGTAGTTCTGAAATCTCACCAGTTAGCTGTTCCATAACAAAATGCTTCATTAATTTTGCGTCTTCACGCATCTTAATTGCATATCTTGCTTTAGCTTCTGCTAACTGCTTACGGTCTTCGTTAAATTCCGACATTTCTTCAGTAAGCTTTTCACTTACTAGAGTATCGATTGCTTCGATCATAACACTTTTATCGTGCTCATATTTCGTAGCAAATTCTTCACGTAGTTCCGATGTTACCTGTTTGCGGTTCTCACGAACTTTTGCTTCCCAGGCTTCATTAATATCAGTTTTCATTTGCTCAGTAATTGCGTCACTCTCTAAAAGGGCTCTTAGTGCTTCCATAATCATTCTCCTTTTATTGGAGCCTGTCTATTATGTTCAATAGACTCTCTGCAATGTATTTTTGTGCCTTTTTATCGCCTTGTACTTCTCTGCTTGTAAGTAATGCCTTATATCCACCTTTAGTATTCATTATATGCTCATACATCGGAGTAGGATATGCACCAGGGGCGCTAGGTTGTGCCACAACGTCCACAGTGATTATTTCAAATTCAGATACGTTACCGGACCCGTCTTCGCTTACGTTTCCGCTTCCACGTGATGAAACCCCTAGTTTAACGCCGCTTTCCAGCATTGTTTTAACTAGGGCACCCATCGGTGTTGGAAGTATCTTTAGTTTACCGTAACCGTTTGGGCCATCCATCCACATTTCTGTGATCATATGACTTACACGGTCAAGATTGATATTAAGACCTTCTGGATGATCTACTTCGCCGAGAACTGAATATCCCCCACTAACCTGATCATTGAGAGTTGTGACAGCCCTGCCTATTTCATTTACAGGATACACACGCTGGTTGGCGTTGCGTACACCGCCCTGAATGCAAATTCCCTTCATATAAAGGTTCTTTCCATCGTCGGCAGACTCAACAACCATTTTAGCTTGGTCAAAACTTAGATTCTCTCTTAAGAAATTCATCCTAGGTCCTTACTTTCTTGCTTACTTTTTGCGCACAGTAGTTTTAATTGTACTACCTGCACTCTTGTCAGCAGTTTCTGGCTTGCCTTTCTTTTCGGCGCCATGTCCTGGTTCGCTCTTTTTAAATGAGCTCTTGCCAGCCTTCCCGCCTGGAACATTAATATTCCCTGCGTTATCTGTTTTAGGTGTTCCTTTAAAGACGCTTTGTCCTTTTAGGTGACCTTTGTTTGCTTCAGTTGGCTTTTCGCTACCAGCTTTAAGAATGTTTGAAGTAGTTCCGCCCATGTCGTTCTTTGAAGCAACAGTTGACTTAGTGTTTGTACCGTTGTCGCCCATTTTTCCATATGCAGTATAACGGTCGCCGCCGACTTTTTCTACGTATTCACGCATTTGCTCGCCGTCTGACTTTCTAACTTTTGAAGTTTCTTTTACTTCTTCTTCGTCAGCGTCGTCATCGGATTCAAAAGCATAAGCTTCTTCTTCTGGCTCTTCTTCTTCTTCATCGTCATCAGCGCCTGGGAAGCCGCCCATGTCGTCGTCACCTTCTTCGTCGTCGTCTGAAGTATCAGCGCCGCCGATCATTGCTTCGAACTCAGCTTTTAGTTGCTCTAGTGCGTCGCCTAGGTTGTCAATTGCACCATCAATACCGTCGCCGCCTTCGCTGTCCATGTCTGGCTCTTCTTCGCCGTCCATTCCAACGTCGCCCATCATGTCATCAGTAGCGTCGCCGCCCATTGCTGCCATTGGATCTTCTTCTGGTGCTTCAAGACCAAACATTTCGTCTAGGTCTTCATCTTCTTCAGATTCGTTAACTTCTTCGTCGTCATCCGACTCGTCTAGGTCATCGTCATCTGTTTCGTCAAGATCATCATCTTCGTTTTCATCTAGGTCGTCATCTTCAGTTTCGTCTAGATCTTCGTCTTCATCAGACTCAATAATGTCTTGGTAAATATTTCTTGATTTCTCTACCACGATCTCGTGGAATAGTTCTTCTGCGCCGGCTCTATCTTCGTTGATTAGACGCTCAAGCATTTGTTCAAACTTGTCAGTCATTGTGTGTTTCTCCTATGTGTTCAAGGCTGTCAGTATTATTTACATATAATGTAAAAAAGTACGCCGAAACGGGCCCAAACGAGCCCATTTAGATTATTTACCATTTACAGTTCAAATTTTTTCTTAAAATTCTCTACGGTAATATGGGTTAAATTTACTATCCCCTGTAATTGATCCGGTATAAATGATTTACCATGCTCTATTACTCGAATGTATTTAACCTCTGTATGTTTTTTTATACAGGTACAGGTTTGTCTTGACCAGTTGCCAAAATACGTTGCTCTATCGTTAACTTGTTTATAATTTGCTGTTCCGGCAAATATATTATTAACTAGTTCTTGCTTGTTGCCCATTCCTTGATAATCAAACCCTAAAATATAAATTGTTTTGTTTCCTTGGTTGGATGCTAGGTTTAACGCACTAGGTCCACTGCTCCATCCTAGGCTAGGATCAAATAAGTTTAATCCTGGAATGTTTCTTGTATATCTATTTGGATTTGTCCACACAGAGTTGCGCGTGTGATAATCAGCATTGGTAATTTCCTTAATCATTTTAGTATCAACTGCAATTAAATGATCGGGTGCAAACGATCTAAAAAGAGCGTTACATCCGTATATTAAACCGTGTGGTCTTAAATCGATTGGATTAATTGATTCTCTGCTTTTGCCATTTCCGAGAATAAATGCAACATTCTCAATTGTAGTTCTTGGAATTACAGACTCGGGTATCGCTTTAAGGCGTCTTTTCTTTTCTTTTTCGTTATATTTGCGATTTTTTCTTTGTACTTTAGTTTCGCCAGTAATAAAACTTTTTTCAGTCAAGGACCTACTCCTTAAACAGGCGGAATTGCTTCTGCCTGTGCAGCCATTCCGTACATCGAACGAATATGAATAAGATCTTTGTTAGCTTCTTTTTGATGTTGATCATCAGCACGCCTTGCTTTGTTAATATCTTTTAACGTAAGTCGTGTTTTTCGAGTGTCGCCAAGGCTCATAACCGATTCGTCATCACCAGCGTCGTAACGCTCGTCTTCAACCGGCTCCATTGTCTCTTTATCAAAGTAATATAATTCTCGTACTATCATGTTATTATTTATGATCCAAACGGCTCTGAGCCAGTATTGCTCGCTGACTGCGCACTACCTAATGTGCTAGTGCCTCCTGACGTGTCTTCATCCTCAAGATCTGAATCAGGGCCGTCAGCATCGCCTATGTCTGTATTAATATCAGCGCCGGTAATACCAGCATCGCGCATCTGTGCATCTGCATCCTGTGCGTCTGTTTCGAACTCGTCTTCGTTTTCTTCTCTCCACATGCGTTCGTTCTCAGCAACTTCTTCATTTGAAAGTCCTAGGAATCTTTGTAGAGCAAATCTGTTTGATATAAAAGGAATTGCTTGCATTGATGTAAATGTTGAAATTCTATTACTGTCAAGTTCTGCTTGACGGTAGCTTGCAAAGTTTTGTGGTGGTTGTAGTTTAAGATCAAACATCGCAACGTCAATGTTCACACCTTTTTGTGTAAGGTATAATTTAAATTCTCTATTAAAGTCTTCAGCAATTAAGCTTTGCAGACGTTCGCAATAGTTGTTAAAACGTAGCTCTTGAATATAAGCAGTACCTACACGTCCATCATTAAATTGTGAAGCACTATCATCTGCTCCAGTTGGTAAGTACGAACTTGGAATTCTTAAACCACGTAACAACTTGTTAGTAAAGTATTTTAAATCATCAATTTCTCCCAGGTTAGTACCACCTGGTAGTGTTTCAACTTTTGATCCTCTACCTTCAGCAGTTTGTGGAAAGAAGTAGTCTTCGTTAATCGACAACGGATTGTAAGCACTGTCTATGACAGTTTGACCTCCGCCTGTCTTTGACGGGATTCTTCTTTGATGAATTTCAGTCTTAACTCTCTCCACAAACTGCATAGCAAGGTGACTAGGCATGTTACCTACGTCGACATAAAATACTCTACGTTCTGGCGCACGTTGCACACGATAGATAATAATTGC